GTTTTGTGTTGTGTTTTCGGATTTTATGGGTTCATCGCACCCGCTGTTATACTATATTTTACAATTTCTACTGGACTTGATGCCAACACACTTAAATGGTTTAACAATATTAAAATCAACTATAATAGTGAAGTTAAATCAGATGCTGTGTTTGAAGATCTTGTTTTAGATTCTACAGAAGAAATTAAGTTTAATGTTAAAACAGCCATCAAGTTTGCCTTACGTGCACAGAGCAAGGTTGGTATTCTACCTTGTTCAAATGTTAATCGAATGGTATATGAAACTACATTGTTGAACATCTTTGAAGAGTTTCATGTTCGTCACAATATACGTATGGATTTACTTGGTGATGCATTAATTGCATGTTTCGTAAGATCTGAAAATTATGACCGAGCTTTGAATGTTATCAATGAGTTGGGGGGTGATGCCTCAGCTTTATTGGTAGCATAGGGGTGCCGGGCCGATCTCCATGGGGTAACAACACGTAAGAATGTTGTTATCCCAAAGGGTGTGGAGATTAAGGTTTCCGGAAATCCCAGGGGTCTTGACAAACACAGGAAGAGCGCTGTGTTTGGACCAATCTTAACTTCGGCTAAATACCAAATTCATAATAACAATGTTGATAATATCATGTTGGGATTATTGGAAAGGGTGTTTAGAGTGAAAAATAGTGTTGGTGAACTTGTTGCTCCAGTTGTACCTGATCAGTTACATTTTAATGAAACACTCTCTGCTGAGATGAGTATCCTATGTGCTCACCCGAAATTGAAACCTTTGTCTTCCACTTCAGTGTTGAAGTTGTGGCATGGCTCTAAATTAAAGGTGTACACTAGAGCATACGAATCTTTGTTGGTTAATCCATTATCCCGCAGAGATAGTGTACTTAGCACTTTCGTCAAAGTTGAAAAGAACTTGGTGAATCCGAGGAAGGAAGCTATACCTAGAGTAATACAACCTAGGAATCCTCGTTACAACTTTGAGTTGGCCAAGTTTCTTAAACCAAATGAAAAAGAATTTTATCGACGCGTTGATAAGATGTGGGATATTGATGGACTAGGTGATAAAACAATTTTTAAAGGTTTGAATGCGAAGCAAACTGCTCATCACATGTTATTAAAAGCCTCTAGGTACCATAGGCCAGTTTTTATTGGTCTTGATGCTTCTAGGTTCGACCAGCATGTATCTTCAATTGCTTTGGAATGGGAACATGATATATATAAAAATTGTTTTTCATATGGAATTCGGAAATTATCTGAACTGCTTAGTTGGCAGGTTCAGAATGTTGGTAGAGCTTATTGCCAAGGTCAAATCATTAAATATAAAGTTAATGGACGACGTATGTCAGGAGATATGAATACTTCATTGGGTAATTGTTTACTCATGTCTTCTATGGTTCATGCCTATATGCGTGAGAAGAAAATATCTTCTTCTTTAGCTAATAATGGGGATGATTGCGTTTTAATGTTTGAACGCAAACACTTGTCCAAGTTACATGATTTGTCTGATTGGTTTATTAAGATGGGTTTCAAAATGGTTATTGAGGAGCCGCTTTACGATTTACGGCAGGTGCCATTTTGTCAAACCAACATATTAACTAGTCCAGGATATAACATATCTGTTCGATCGCCACTTGTAGCACTCTCCAAAGATTTACACTCAACGTACAACTTTAACCATACTAACCAATATGAACAATGGTTATCCTCTGTTGGAATATGTGGTAAAATGTCTACACAGGGAGTACCTGTGTTGAAAGCATTTTATGACTCATTTCCAGATACACGAGTTACCAACAAGGATTTTATCATTGAAATGGAAAGAGAAATCGAATATTGTATGGTTGGAGGATCCGAAGAACGTAATATTTCTGATGAAATAAGAGTTAGTTTTTGGAGAGCTTTCGGTATATTGCCAGATGCACAAATCGAACTGGAAATGATGTTTAAAACCATTAAATATACAGGAGATAGTTATTGTCATATAAATAACGTATCCTCTATACCTTATGCATCATTGCTCCAGTCAATATTGATCTGACCAATCTTTTTCAACAAATAATAATAACAACAACATGACGAGAATGCATAATAAGAAACAAAAGTCTAAAATTCATAGAAAAGCTAATCCTATTGTATTCAATCGACCAAATCCAAGAATCAGAGTTAATTTTGATGGTCAAATGTTAAATGGTACAGGGTTTATGGCCCCATTAGTCACATTGGTTAATACTGCTCAAGCAGTTTATATTGCTGATTGTTCTACAACCAATGTAGCAACAGCAGTTAATAATGATTATCAATGTATAAATTATGACTTGACTAATATATCTAAATATTACAACGAGTATATTTACCATTCCATACATATGGAATGGGTTCCCTACACATCTCCTGGTATTGCTGATGGTGGTAGTCAAATGTATATTGCATTTATTGACAACCCAGAGGTGATTTCTAATGCCATTGGAGCTGCTATACCTAATGTGTATACACTTGCTAAGACTTCAAGAGATATGAAGTTTTTCAATGCATGGGAACGATTTGTTTATAAAGTACCACTTACACGAAGACATAATACTTTTGACGTTAATTTAACTGATGTTTACGCTGCTGATACTGTTGATCGTTCTGTTCAAGGAGCGGTACTTGTTGGCGCGACTAGTCCCAGTGCTGGTGTTTCATTAGGCCAGTTTAGGGTTAGTTATCACTTGGAATTACGTAAATTGAACTACAGTTTGAGTACTTAATATGAGTTTCTGTTGACTTACTTTTAAAATTATAGAAATGGATGCAGTATAATAGCACGTTAATAGGTGGCTTTAAAAGAACAGACTGTTAACATCATGGAACAGGGAAACCAATTTGTCAGGTTGGTCGTGACTCCACCCAGATGTTGATACTGAGAAGTTTGTTTATCATGAACCCTATTAAAAGGATTATTGTATTGATGGTAGAAGGCTATGTTGGTAA